TTTGTTTATAAAATAATTTTAAATAGTTATTGACAATTCAAGGATAATATTATAGAATACACGTAAGGTATATTTCAAAGGAGGCTGTAGGATAATAAAATATGATAAGGAGGACAAGTTATGTGAAGTATAATTATATACAATTCAATAATAATGTTATAGGAGGTTTATTAATGAGTAATTACAAATACAATGATTTAACTAAAGATGGGTATACAAAGATTAAACTTACTAAAGAGGAACATATCAAAATATTTAAAAGATATAGTAAACATTCCAAATATGAACACTATGAGGGTAAATTTTCTATTGTTTGTAGGAGCTTTGACAAGTGGTATGTGAAAGTATTGAATATTGCAGCATATCCTTGGTTGTTATTAATACATGGATTAGGAAGTTTCAAAGAGCTGAACAGTGATATGTATAGTCTGTTGTATCAGAAGAAAATTGGTAGCTTTGTAGAAGATATTAGATATAAGCAGGATTTAATGGATTATAAAAGTCACTTGACAATTAAATAATAATATTATAAAGGAGATTATTTATGAATAAGAAGTATGTAGAAGTTAAGAAAAGATATTTAGCAGAAGCTTTAAGTTTCTTAGGATTTCATTATTTTAAGTTTACTAATCTAACAGAAACTGTCTATAGTTTTGAGAATACAGATAAATTTCAATATGCTTTTAAGGAGTTAATACAATTGAGAGAAAGAATAATATAAGAGGAGGATAATATCAATTATGAAAAAGGAAACAGACGTTATATTAAAAGATTTATTTATGAATGATGAAGGGGGATATATCCCTATGACAAGGAGGTTTAGTAGAGTATTAGGGTTTAATGCTGCTGGATTACTAGAAGATTTATGTGATAGATATGATTATTATAAATCTATTGATGAATTAAATGAATATGGAGAATTCTTCTATATTGTGTCAGATGTTGAGATTAATACAGGATTAACTAAATCAGAACAAGCTACAGCTATTAAAAAGTTAAAAGAATATAAATTTATTATAGATACACCTTCAAGGGGTATGCCCAAGAAAAGATTCTTTAAAATGGCTGAGAATATTCCACAGTTATTAAAGGCATTAATTATTCAATCTGAAAAGAAGAAAATTATAATACAGAAAAGAAATAATGACAATACAAAATCTCTAAATTTACCCTATTAATAGCTATAAATCCCACAGGCATCCAATTGACGATATACGTACTTCTATAGACTAAATCCCGACTTCTATGGACGATATTAAGACTTCTATAGGAAGGATTTAGTCATACGTAGGATGATATCAAGACATTATAAATAACTAAGTATAAATAACTAGATATTAATAACTATAACTAATAACTACTATAATAACTATTTTTCGATTCTCACTAGCGTTTCATCGAAAGAAGAATATTTTTATTATTAGCTTACCAATTAAATAATATATTACGAGGAGTGAATTATCAATTATGATAGGAATTTATAAGATAACAAATATAACTAATGGAAAGATGTATATAGGAAGTAGCAATAATATTGATAAGCGTTGGAAACAACATAAGGCGTTATTAAGAAAAGGAACTCATCATTCTGCTAAATTACAAAATTCATGGAATAAACATGGAGAAGAAAATTTTGAATTTGAAGTTATAGAAGAGTGTGATACTGAAAGATTATTATATCTTGAGCAATTTTATATAGATAAATATATGGTTTATTTTGAAGGATATAACTGTAGAAGAAATACAAGAGAAATGATGACTGAAGTAGATTATGAAAGAGCTAAACTTTACGAACGATGTAATAAGATAATTGAACCGTATGTAAGCGATGGCACACTAATATTTATGGATAAAAATGCATTGAAAAGATATAACAATTGTAGTTATAAAAATAATGAACAACAATGGTATTTTGATATATGTGTTTTTGTTAGTTGTATGTATGCAATGGGATCAGTTTACTATATTGGTATTAAGAATAATCCCAAACCTGATGAAGCTGGATTCATTCAATTTACTTATGGAGATAAAAAGTTAACCTTCCTACTTATATTTAAAGAAATAAATACAATTTTAGAATTTTCTTATAATATTGAGGAGAGGTGGATTATCTTTACTGGCAGTTATGATTTAGATAATTATGCTTATGTATTTGATAGACGTGTTAGATTTGATGACACCTTATCTAAAGACTTATTAGGTTATATATATTACACCGACAGTAACCCCGATTCAGTTCAATTGAGTATATTAGTAGATGAGAACACTGACAAATATTTTGCTGAGTTTAAAGAGTTAGTTAACCCATTATTTTCAGAAGATTTATATTTCTATTATTTTAAAAATAATCATGAATTTTTATTGATGCTATTTGAACATCATAAAAGATGTGGGTATGAGATGTCTTGGCTTGAAAAATCTTGTAGAAAAAGAAGCGGTTTGCCAGATAAATATATATATTAGATTTATTTCTCAAAACACTTGCTAATTAAAGGATAATGTTATATAATATAGGCAAAGGTATATTTAAGAAGTTGATCGACTCTTATATTTATTAATGATAATTAAAGGATAATATTACATTACAATGTTGTTTTGGGAGCTGTGACAGACTCTCAGAACGATGTTAGTAGATTTTAGGTGTAATTGTATAGGTAGAAGTTAAAGTCGCTGTATAAAAGGATTAAATATAATAAAATACGAGGAGGAATTATTAATGAATATTGAATTTAAAAATGGGTATAAAGTGGTTACAGATAGTTTGCAATTTATTGTACAAAAAAGAAAAGTGGTTCAAGCCGGGGTTAAAACTAAATCTGAGAATATAGGCAATGTGGTGTTTGAGAATATTGCATATTGTAGCACCTTAGATTTTGCATTGAAAACAATTGGACAAAAACTAGTGTTAGATATAGACGGATTACAGGATATTAAAATAGCTTTAAATAGTTTAGAAAAAGAAATAACTGCTATGACAAAATTATTACAAGTTGAGGTAAAATTCAATGACGAAAATTAATATTAAGGGTGTTAAAAATTGCAGTAACTGTGAATATAGTGATATTGACAAGAATGAGGTAAAGATATGCAATAGGCCTTTAAAAACAGAAGGCAGAGTTGCTACTAATTTAGGAAATGTGGAATTAGCGTGTCCTTGTCATTCTTCTAGGGACAAAGTTAAAAAGGAAGGTAAATATTTAGGTATGAGAGAGTTTTATTTGAGTAAAGGAAGATTAATACAATTGGAGAAGTTATTATTTGGATAAAGCAGGGTAATTAAAGGATAATATTATAAAGGAGGTTTATTATATGGCTTTAAATTCTCAAGTTTTTTTATATAGTGTAGATACTAGTGCTTTTTATAATAAGGAAGAAATGAAGCTGCATAGGAACCTAAGTTGGTTGTATTTTTATAAAAGAGAAATGATCCGTAAGCAGAATAAATCTAATAAGCTTATGGATAAATTTCCAAATAAAAATATCAATAGATGGGAAGAATACAGTCATTCTATTTTAAAGTTTATTTCTGATGAAATTAAATATACTAAGGGTAACTTATATGAACAATTTCCAGAGAATGTAGGAATAAGAAATCTCAATAAACGTGCAATGAATAAATATAATATAATATCTATGTTTGACTCTAGTTTAACTAGGATTATGGGTGTAGCTAGAAATGCTATAACAGAAGATATTATAGTTGTACAAACTTATTTTTTTGAAATATTAGAGGATATTATTTTAAATGGATTTATGTATAAGAAGGAAAAATATATTTGTTTTACTGCTAGTGCTGGTCAAATTAGAACAAAGAAAACTGTATTCGTAAAAGAACAATTTTTAAAAGATAATATGAATACTATAACTTGCGGATTGAGTGTTGAAACTATTAATAGTCGTGGCGGTGTAAATATTAATAAGTATTTAGCCTATTTAGCACTTTGTAATTCAGCAACTGATGAATGGGAAGGATTTGATATAACCAAAACAATAGTTGTAGAAGATATGGAAACTTTAGTCAATGGTGAGGTCGATTTAATTGATGATAAGACATATGAAATTACACGACAGACTATGGACATACCTATTTCTCATACCGATGGGTGTGGTATGATTCTTAAAAGTAAAAAGAGCATGATGGTAAGATTGCCTTGGGTGAAGGGCTTAGTCGTCCCTACCCCCTTTGATAAATTCATACGTGAGAAAAGTAAGGAAACTGGAATTTATTGTGGAATAATTAAAGATATATATGGAGTAGAACATGATGTATTGAAAGAAAAGATTGAAGTAATTTTTACAAAGAGCCAGTTTAAGATGTGGAAATATTTTGATAGTTGGTCACAATACCAAGAAAATTATATTAAATACCATTGTCTTGCTGGAAAATGTAATGAGGAAGAAGAGGTATTCAGTGAATCAAAATTAAATTATCAAATGCTACAAACTTTAACAGATATAACTGAAACAGAATTGAAAGCTCTCTCCAAGAGAACTAAACGTAATATTAAAATGATTGGTACAGATAGAAAAACTATGCTTAAGGTATTAGGAGTAGTTGAATCTAATACTAATAAGAATTATATTCAGCAAGCACTAGAAATATATCCTGAGTTACTGAATGATACTTATAGTAAAGAAATATTAAAACAAGTAAAGAAAAGTATTGTTAAATCTGCTAGGGCTGGCAAGTTAAATACAGATGGTATATATAGTTTCATATGTCCAGATTTATATGCTTTCTGTGAATTCCTATTTTTAGGTGAATTAAATCCTGTAGGGTTGCTTAAGGATAAAGAAGTCTACTGTGCTTTATATGAAGATTCTCCCAAGTTAGATTGTCTCAGGAGCCCCTCATTATACAAAGAACATGCAGTAAGAAAGAATGTTGTTGACAAGGAGAAAGGTCGATGGTTTATTACTAATGGATTGTATACAAGTTGTCATGATTTGATTAGTAAGATCCTAATGTTCGATGTAGATGGCGATAAGTCATTGATTTGGGCAGATAAATTAGGAATAAAAATCGCAGAAAGAAATATGAAAGGCATTGTACCCTTATATTATAATATGGCTAAGGCAGCAGCTACTACTGTAAGTAATAAAAGTATTTATTCAGGTTTGAAGGCCGCTTATACTGGAGGAAATATTGGAGTATATAGCAATAATATAACTAAAATATTTAATAGTGAGAATGTAAATTTAGAAGCCGTAAAACTACTTTGCATGGAGAATAATTTTACAATTGATTATGCTAAAACTTTATATAAACCTAAAAGACCTAAAGAAAAACAAAAATTAATTACTGATTATACTAAAGCCAAAGTTCCACATTTCTTTGTATATGCAAAAGATAAAGATAAAAGTAAAGTTGAAAAAGCTAATAATAGTACGGTCAATAAACTTTTAAATATAATCCCTAATCCTAATATTAATTTCAAAGCTTTAAATTTAGGTAAATTCGATTATACCACCCTTATGAGAGATACGGATGTGATTATAGATACTGAGATTGTAGAAAAGTACATTGAATTAGATTTGAGGAAACATTTCATGATGAACTATAGTGATGAAGAGTCTAACAATATAACTTATTTGTATGAAGATATCAAATCTCAAATTTTGGAAGTTAATAGTGATATATATTATGTTACTGATGTAATAATCAAATATTTATACGTAGAAAAGAATTCTAGTTTTAAAACAACTCTATGGGAATGCTTTGGAGATATAATAGTAGATAATTTAAAAAATAATATCCCGAACGGTTTAGACGATGGTAATATTCAATGTGAAGTATGTGGAGATAGAATAGAAGACAGCTGTAGCACAAAGAAATATTGTGAAAGGTGTGCTAAAAAAATATGGAAGGAACAAGTTAAATTGAATATGAGAGAGTATCGTAAACGAAAGCGTTATAAAACGAACGAAGTCTGTAGTCCTACTCTCCCAACGGTTACAAGGATTATATAAGTTTTGATTAAATAGGCAAGCACCTCCAAATATAGCTATATAGCCATTCTTGCTTAATATAATTTAAAAATTGAATGGTCTATAAGGGAGAACAAACTATATGTACACAGAAAAAGAGATTTATTTTTCCCTGTAATTAAAGGAT